TTTAATAATCATGTTACGTGCATTCGATAATGCAGCGTTTGACATTACTAAAGCAGTTGTAGCTGAATCAGTAATTGTTATTGACTCATAACCTGCAATTGCTTGTTGAATTAAATTTAAGTTTGTATTTGTTTTATCTCCCCATGTACCAGCGTTTTCGCCAGTTACCATTAGTTCGAGTTTTAGATCTGTAGAATAACTAGATGTCATAAAAAATTTCTCCTAAATAAGTATAATTTTACCTTTGTTAAGCAGCCAGGTCAACCTCTGTCCAAACATTATTTACACCTAGGTCTATCTCTTGCCAAGCTGTTACCTTAGCTTGACCTACTGAAATAGTAGCAGAAATACCTGTTGGTTGAACTATTGCATTACCTGTAACTGTAACTGAACCTATAGATGAAGTCAATTCTATACCAGAAACCCCTATAATCTGACCTGGTATTTCTGCTGGTTCCCCTAATGCTAAAGTTAACTGTTGTCCAGTAACTGGTTCATTAGTAGACTGTACTAAAGTGAAGTTTCCTAAGGTCATTGTAGCCTGTATCCCAGTTACTGGAACATCTTGTCTTGTGCCACCGACTACTTGACCTACATTACTTGTTAGTTCAATACCTATTACATTTACTGTAGCTGTACCCGTAACATCTGCTACTGATCCTGCAGTAGCATCTAACTGATCTTCAGAAGCTAATACAAATATATCCTGGTCAATTTGAATTGAGAACGAAGGATTTGCATATGTGATTTGTAATGCATCTGGTGCAGTTACAGTTACATCTACATCTGTTATTGGAGTCTCATCTCCTAAAGATGCAGTTAATTGTATTCCAGTGCCATCAGTAGGTATTACAGAATAGTTAACACCCCAACCTAAGTTTCCAAAAGTATCTCTACCCCAACCAGCACCAATTAAATATGTTGGATCAACTGTTAGTTGACCTGCAGAAGTTGTAGCTTGAGAGCCTATTACATTAACACCAATACCAACTACTTCTTCACCAATGTATGTTTGAAGTTGTTGACCATTTACTTGTTGATCTATTGAAGTACCACCAGTGGCACCAGAGTTAGTTGCTGTTAATTGTATTCCAGTAACATTAATGTTAGCATTAGCTGTTATTGTTACGGATCCTACAGAGTATGTAGCTTGAATTCCTGTTGGATTTGCAAATGCTCCAGATAAATCACCCCAGGTGTTTTCTCCCCATGTGTCACCGCCCCAACCTACTTGTAATTCAGCTGTTGCTGTGACTGAACCAATGGATGTAGTAGAACTAATACCTGATAAGGTTGTACTTGCGTTACCTTGTAACCCAAATTCACCTATACCAAATGCTAGATCTCCCCATCCATTAGCCATATCATTTTAGTTCCTTATTACTTTATTACGCAATTCTTAAAATCGCAGCAGAAGTTGTGAATGCAGGGAACTGGATTGTAAATGTTCCAGATGTTGCAGTCTTGTCTGCTCCAAAATCTAAAACAGCAACTGCTTCAGTAGTACCAGTACCACCGTCAGTAGTTGTGTTGTAAATCAAAGCACCTCTAGCTGTTAATGTAACTCCAGTGAAAGATAGATCTGCGAAACTAGTAATAGAAACGCCCGATGAAACTTTAACACCTTGGTTAACTAAAGCTTTTCCACCTGCAGAGTATCCTGCTGGTGAAGTTACTTCGCCAGATGATGAATAGTTAGTAGTCGATGCTCCTAATGTAGCAGTAGAAACATACATTGCTAATTTGAATGTATCTCCACCTGAATCAAAATCATGCTCACCACCCATCAATTGCTTTTTAAATGAATTGCAAATTGCATTAGTTGTTATTGCCATAATTATTCTCCTTATTTTAATAATGTGTTTGGCGATGGTGAAGGAATCTGTATTCTAGGTACCCCATCATCGTATTCTGCACGTCTTCTTCTCCCCATTTGCTGTAGGGCAAAATTCTGTACTTCTTCATTATACTTATCATTGTATAGCTTGTACATATCCATAGGACCTTTTAAATATCTAAAAGCCTCAGCTAAGACACCGTGTAATAACATAGATTCTTGATATGTAGATAAGAACGTATTATTAGAAGATGTAAACTGTGGTGGATCTTTAATAAAGTTTATTTGAATAGTGTATGCAGAATCTGGTGTAGGTGCTACAATTAAATTAAAATCGTCCCAATTAGCCCAATATTTAGGAAGACCTGTAGCAGCATTGTTATTGTATTCAGATATAAAACTTGTATCTCTTTTCTCTAAATAAGTTCTTGTAGACCCATTAATTACTTGTACCGATCTCATAATCATACAATCTGCAGGTAAACTTACAGCTCTATTACCTGAAGTAAAAGATGAAGTAGAATATTTTCTTAAATCATCATAATCAACTTTACCGGCAACGTCTAATTCAACATTTCTAATAAAGTTTTGAATAATAGTATCTGTTAAAACATTACTACTTACTTCTGTATAATTTCTTACTTCTGTTAAAAAATCTGCATATGCTATAGACATTATGAAATCTCCACTGTTACTGAATTTATATTCATTAATAATTCTCTTCTTCTATTCTGCAAAGATGGATCTGCAGGAACCATTACAGTTTGTCCTTGAGTTATATAAGCAAAGTCACCAGGTAATGTTAAATTAGCAACACCCACCATTGTACCACCTGAATCCGCATTTACACCATCAATATCTGTTGGTTGTTGAAATTTTTGAGCTCTACTATTTTGTAGTGCTATTGCATCTGCAACAATTCTTTTTCTTCTAATTTGAGGATGCTTAGGTTCAAACTCTGAATAATGAACTAATGAACCATTCCACTCTTTTACCATTTCAGTATATGGAAATGCCATACCTGATCTATCAGATATAGATAAAGACCTTTTACCTGTTGCCCATTTAGCCATAATTATATTCCATTAGGATAAAAAGATTGTGGAGTTATAAATGTAGATGCTCTTTGACCATCTTCATCTAGTGCTCTTTTCAATTCATCTTCGTATATTAATTTATTTTGTTGTACTAAAGCAGGTGCTTTCTTCATTGCTAAATAATAAGCAAGTCCTGCGCACATGCAGGGTAAAAATCTATAAACAACATCTGGATCATTAGTATATGCTCCAGCGTCTTCTATTCTTTTAATTACATAAAACTTTAAGGTTGTATAAGTATTCAAATCTGGTGCTTGGTATAAATAAATTATTGGAGTATTTTGTCTATCTACATAATATTGTGATGGTTGTCCTGTAGCTAATTTATTAGGTAAAGCTGCGTAAGCTGATCTATCAATTTTAGTTAAGGATACATCTTGAGTATTAATGTTATTACCTGCAGCAGCAGTAGATGATACATAAGCTTCTAATACATCACTGACATCCGTGTCTACAGTGTAGTTTGCTTGACCTGAAACTAAAGCTATTTCATTAAGTTCTGTTTTCCATAAATGGATTCCTCTATTACCCCATTCTGCAAATAATAAATCTAAACTTCTTCTAGCTGATCTTAAATCATAACCAGAGTTAGTGGTTAGACCACATCTTTCATAACCCTCATCTATAACTTCATCAATTTTTAAATCAAAATTAGTAGTTCCTGATGTTGCCATTATGCTTTCCTTTTCTTATCAACGCCCTTTATCTTACCCTTGTTTTTAGTAGCGTAAAAAATCTTTTCTCCTTTTTTAGTACCATATTCTTTTTTCATAGCACTCATGATTTTTTTACCCTTTTTTGTCAACGGCATTTAAGTTTCTCCTTTTGGCGGTTATACAACTTTTTTGATTGTACCACTTTTTGATTAAACTTTGAAGACCTTAGGTTTTTAGCTATTTGATTTCTTTTTTTTGTGGGCACTGTCTTTCATTAGCTTCCCGTTAGGCATGTAATGATAACCTTTAGGAGCTTTTTTCTTCCTTGCTCCTGTTAATTGGCCCTCAACTTGTTTGGTCATCTGACCTCTAGATATTGCCATTATACTAAATCCACTGCCTTTCCTATTATTGGTTTATATTTAGTTTTACCATCTTCTTTAAAAGCTCTCAAGAATTGTTTTCTACCTTTTTCACTAACATAGCTGCAATGTACCCACCCACTGTTAGGTTCTCCTGGAACATAAAACTCTAAAATCATTTGATCAAAATCAAGGTTCTTATAAATCCAATCGGAAACTTCAGCATTATCTTTTCCTGGGCATTCAAAATCACAAGCCTCCGCTTTACAATGTTGGCTAGTAATTGAGCTACCTATTTTAAGACACAGGTCTGGGGTACGAAATCCACTGGTCACGGTCACTGGACCGAAATGATCACGTACTGGCTGTAAAATATTTTCACACAGTAATTTTAATTTTTCAATCTGATTAGCATTAGGATTATTATCTATATCTAATCGAACAGCTATATCCGATTTAATTAATTCTTGTAAAGAAAAGTTACGTGTTAATTGCATTAATTTACTCCATCAAGCCAGTTTTTAAAATTCCAAAGTTTCCATTGAGCCCAATCGTCCTTTATATGTATAGATCTTTCAATATCATCTGAACTCATTTTTTTCGCAATTTCAATATATTCCGTAGTAGATTTATTTTGGTTATTTTCCCATAAATTTTTTGCATAATCCCAAAAAGGTGTATCATAAGCTGATCCATTTGCATAATGCCATAAAATAAAATTTTGAACTTTGTAAACATAGTCTTTAATTGCACGTATTGTTTCTTCTTTTGAAACTCCTTCGAATATATGTCCAAAATAATATTGAGATGTTCTAATATATCCAGCCATTGCAGTTGCTTCTAAAGGTTCTAAAAAAAATAATTTATTACCATTCAAGAAAACTCGGTCATCAATAATTGGTTCTTTTGCTAAATATTGTTCAAAGGGAAATACTTTATTTATTTTTTCTAAATCAAACATCTTTTTAAAATCATTTTCAGCATCTTCAACAGAACATAAATCTTTATTAAACAAATAACCAATAGAAGTTTTTTCAGGTAAAGGTATATAAAAACACCACCCGTTTTTATGTGCAATTGATCTTGTCCATAAAACATCATTTTCTTTTTTAGGTAAATTAGCTAATAACGCACAATTTAGAGGATTTATTAATTTATCATAATTTTCTAATGATTTAGATTTTCCTCTACAATCAATAATATAATCTGAATCTATTGAATCAAGATTTTCTATATTTTCATCTTTCACTTGAAAATTTATTTTTAAATTTTCACAAACAAAATTTGCAAAATCTATAGGTTCAAAATGTAATGCATATGAACCTAATGGAAATGGTGCAAACCATTCTTTATGTTTTTTACCAAAATTTTCATACATAATCCCTGTCTTTATAGTACAAGGAAAATTTCTAACTATATCAGCACAAAATGTTTGGAATAACTGTTGGCTAAAATCTAAAGTTGTTCCTTGTCCTGTAGGAACAGTAAGAATGTTTGAATCATATATTAATTCAATTTCAACTTTTTCTCTAAGTAATTTTCTAAAATGACCAAAATGCATTGCAGAAATACAACCTGCATTGCCTCTGCC